TACAACACTTATCGCGGATGGCAGTTGCCCAGCGACGAGAACGGTGATGATGCTGGAATGCTTGTCGAATACATCGACGGCGGCGCGGCAAACCATCCGCAGCACAAGGGCTATATTTCGTGGTCGCCGCTGGACGTGTTCCACCGTTCGTATCACCCCACCAGCGCTGGCATGACATTTGGCGCAGCAATTGAAGCCATGAAATCAGGGCTTCGCGTGGCGCGCGAGGGATGGAACGGCAAGGGCATGTTCCTGTTTCTGGTCGGCGGCAGCACCTTTACCGTGAACCGCGAGCCGCTTCTCTCGATCATGGGCGAAGGAACCGAGGTTCAGCATCACCCGTACATCGATATGAAAACCGCGCAGGGCTATGTCGTGCCGTGGCTTGCCAGCCAAGCGGATATGTTGTCCGAGGATTGGGTGTGTGTCGCGCCATGACCAGCGTTGCAATGACAGACCTTGGCGCAAATTATGACCGCATATTTGGCCCAAAACCCCCGTCTGGCACGGGCCGTTCGCGCCTGTGTAATGTCTGTGGCGGTTGGCATAGCCTGTCGCAGCCATGGCCGCACAACTGCCGCAAGGAACCCCCACCACGGGCCGATATGGCCGCGCCGATGCTGGCCCCGAAATTCACCGAGTTTCTGGCTGGCGATACCGAGAACCCCACGATCATCAACGATGCCCGTGACAAGCGCAATTTCATGGCCCAGCATGACTGCGTGGAATACGACGAGGGTGTAAAGCCCCCGCCAGAACCCACCGAGCGCGAGTGGATGGATGGCTTTGTCTCCGATTTCAAAAGGTCGATGGAACTTGACCCGCAGAATCGCCCGCCTGTCGAAGTGATTGGCCAAACCGATCTGGCCGAAGCAAGCGAAATTGATGTCAGCGAAATAGAGGTGGCGAAATGACTCAGTCCTTCACCCCATCAACCTTTATCGCCCCGCGCCTGAACGAGGACGATGACGAACAGCGGTTCCGCGAGGCGCTGGAACGCATAGGTCAAAAGATGATCCAGACCGTGGACTCTGCGATTGAACTGCGCACCGCCGCGCCAGAAACCCAGCGCGGCCGCCATTTGGCGCGCGGCGAACTGCAAATGGCTATGCTGCGCATGATGAACGTTTTCAACACGCACCGCGCCTATGGCCCGGCGCGCAAACCTGCCAAGGAGCAATGACATGGCCGACCAAACCGATAACGACATGATTGACCGCGATGCCGAAGTGCATGACGTGCCCTATGACAAGCTGCGCGAAATGCTGGGCGATTATGCCAGTGACGATGCTGATGTGGCATTTGGCGAGGGATTGGGCGGCGATGGCACCGTTGCTGTCGATAAGGCGGTGCCCCTATCCACTGGCGTTGACCTGCTGGAAAAGGCAGATGCTGAACAGCGCGCCGAAGCCAAGGTTGATCTGACAAAGGCCGATGATCCGCCAAAAGATGAAACGGCAGAGACCACCAAAAAAACGGGGGATGAACCTGTTGAAAAAACCGTTGAGGCGCAACTGCCCAGCGAGATCGACACGCTGCTGGCCGATGTGCCTGCCGAAAAGCAAGAAGCCATTCGCGCGCGCCTGACCGAGGCAGAAGCCCTGGCTGGCCTTTTCACGGGCCGCGAGACGGAACTTGCGCGGTTTGGCACCAAACCTGCCGAGGCAATGAAACGCCTGATCGAAATCAATGACTATGCCAACAAAAACCCTGCCGAATATCTGGCATGGGCCGCTGGCCAGCTTGCCCCAGAAAAGGCCGTTGATGCGCTGACCGCCGCTGCTGAAAAGCTGGGTCTAAAGGTCGTGCAGGCCGATCCAGAAGATGAAGACCCGTTTGAAGACCCTGACAAAAAAGCCCTGCGATTGGAAAACGCGCAGTTGAAGCGTCAGCTTGCGCCCGCGCCAGTGCTTGGCCCAGACTCGCCCCAACACCGTGCCCAGCAAGAATTGACAGCATTCATGGCGCAAAGCCCGCATTTCGATGTGGTTGGGGCGCAGGTCGCAGCTTTGTCGCAAGTGCATCAGCAAACGACAGGCAAGCCGGTCACAATTGATGACGTGAAGCGGTTCTATGACGGCGCTGTTGTGGCCGCTGGGCTGACAAATCCAGCGACACAAACCAATTCTGCCGCACAAACCCAAAAACCTGTGACACAACAACCGCAGACACAAGCGGCCCCAGCACAAAGCGCCATTGATCGCGCCAAGGCGGCCAGCAAATCACAAGACGGTTCTGGCCCTGGTGCCTCTCGTCGTCCCGCACTTGATCCGAACGCCTCAATTGAGGAAATTCTACGCGCCCAAATAAACGGCGGGTGATTCAGGGATCAGCGGGAGCGCCTATATGAGGACACATTATGGCAAACCCGAACTGGAGCGAGATGGTCACGACCACGCTTGAACATCGCCGCAAGAACATCGCCGACACGATCAGCAAGAACAACGCCCTGTTGCACGAAGTGAAGCGCCTTGGTCGCGCGAAAACCATTGGCGGCGGGCGCACCATCACCGCGCCGCTGATGATTGGCACCGAGAACGTGAACTTCCAGTGGTATTTGGGCCGCGAAGCGCTGAACGTTGCCGATATGGAAGTGCTGACCTCGGCTGAATATCCGTGGAAGCAATACGCCTGCGGCGTGTCGATGTCTGGCCTTGAAATGCTGCAAAACAGCGGCGCAGAGGCCATTATCAATATGATGGCCAAGCGCATTGAACATGCCGAGAAAACCATCAAGAACCAGATGCACGCCGCGTCTTATGGTGACGGCACGGCTGCAGGCGGCAAGGTGTTCGGCGGTCTGGCCCTGATGGTGTCCGACTCGGTTGGCGCGACTGTGGGCGGCATCAATTCCTCCACCTACACATGGTGGGATAACCAGCGGACCATCTTGGGCGCTGCGCCGACCACGGCCAATATCTTCCAATCGATGCTGAACCTGCGCTTGCGCTTGAGCCGTGCGGGCGACAAGCCCAACCTGATCATCGCAGATGACAGCTACTTCTCGATCTACGCCACATCGTTGCAGGCCCAGCAGCGTTTTATGAATGATCGCTTGGCCAGCGCGGGCTTCTCGAACATTTTGTTTGAAAGCACGCCTGTCGTCGCAGATGGCCAGCGTGGCGGCTTCGCCCCTGTTGGCATGTATTTCCTGAACCTGAACACGATGGAAATGATCATGCACAGCAAGCGGAACAATGTTGTTCTGGCTGGGCCGCGCCGCGCGCTGACCGAAGACTCGGAAACGGTCATCATCGCTGGCATGGGCAACTGGATCGGAGATAACCGTATGCTGAACGGCGTTCTGGCCCACTAATCAATCGCGGGGGCGGGGAAACCCGCCCCTTGGCATTTCATCCCAATCAGGAGCGCTCGGATGCAACCCGCACCAAACTTTGCTAACCCCACGCCACGCGCCGCAGTTGGCCCTTCGTTTGATCTAAGCAACGGCGACCTTTCGTCCGATTTTGGCGGATTGGTCGGATCGACGGGCCAGTTAACCGTGACGTTTGAATATCGCAATGAACCAGTAACTGACCCGAATATGCCTGACGCAACGGGGCAGTATCGGGTTCAGCTTTTAGTCAAGTTGCGCCCGCATGGGGATAGGCACACGGAATCGGTTCGCCGTATTTCCGAAAAGCAGGCACAGGCCATGTTCCCGCGCGAATATGCGTTGTTCACGCAAAACGACACCGTTATGACGCAGGGCACGCCGCTGCATGAATTGCCGGGTATCTCGCAGTCGCAAATCGCCATCTTGGTGCTGCACAATATCCGCTGCATTGAAGATTTGGTTAGCCTAAGCACGGACCAAATCGGCCAAATCGGGGCCGATGCGCGCATGGCCCATGGCGTTGCGATGCGGTGGACCGCCGCAAAGGCTGGCAATGCCGAATTGATTCAAGACGCTGGCGACCGCGCCCAAAAAGATGCGCGGCTGGAACAGTTGGAGCGTGAATCTGCTGAAAAAGACGGGACCATTGTGCGCCTTGCCGCGCAGGTCGAAGCCCTTTCGCGGGTCAACCCTGCCCCCGCTGTAGCGCAATCCGCAAGCGGTTCTGGGACGTCTGTTGCGGTTCAGAGCGATGAACCGCCAGATCAATCGGACCCGAATTTCATGGCAGGCGCACAACTGGTCAGTGGCAGCGATGATCTTGCGCTGGACCCTGTGCAACTGCCGGGCTTGAAGCGGGCATCGAGATAAGCATGGCACGCACCATCCTTGAAATCGCGGTAGAGGCGGCGGAGCGGCGCAACACAGCGCCCGCGCCGACCACCTTGTTTGGCACAAACAGCAAAATCGCCAAACTGTTGCGCACCGCAGCCAAGGATACGATACGCGATTATCTGACTCGGACGGGGCATAAGGGCCTGTCCGAGTTTCATTCGACGTGGGTTTTCTCGCTGCAGCCTGGGCGGTTCGCGTATCCATTGCCGCCCGATTTCTTGCGGATCATCCCCAATACAGAATACCGCGGCGGTTGGCCGCTGGGTCTTGTAGGCCCCGCCAGCCCCGAAGCATGGGCGTCATGGATATTTGGCGGCGGGGTCACAGCTGTTGAGATGGGCTGGCGCGTGCGCAATGGCGCAATCATGTTTAACCCCACACCGACCGCCGCCGAACTGATCGCGGTTGAATATATCAGCAATTATCCCGTGGTTTCGCGGATCAGGGACGGCGATATCGATACGGCAATATCGCCCCCGCAGGTGAATGCCCCCTTTGTGCCGCGCGACGGGTATATCTCGCTGGAAGGTCTTGACGTGACGCCAGCAATCGACGGGCGGGGTAGATACGACTCTATACCGGGATGGGACGTTGCCAAGTATGGTGCCGAGGCATCAGAGGTCCTGCGCCGCCTGAATATCATGTCCACTCGCGCGCCGTTCCCCGAAGTGCGCCGCCCAGAATTTGCGGATGACGCCGACAAGCCAGCCTTTGCCGATGATCATGTATTGTCGCTGGGCATGACGTTTCGCCTGCGGCGCGGGCTGGGCTTGGATTTCATCGAAGAAGCCGCGGAATATGAAAACGAAATGGCCCAGAGGATGGATCACGACGCGGGCGGCGCGCGGTCAATCGCGCTGGGGCAGGGGCACGCCGATTATGGCACATATCCGCTTGGAGCGGGCAATTGGCTGGTGACTTAAATGAGAAATCAGCGCATGGCCCAGTTTCGCGCTAGGCGCGGCCAAGCATCCCGCCCCGCTTCGCAG